TAATACCTTCGCCCCAACGGTAACGCTAACACCACCCGACACGATATTAGTAACTGAAACCACTACAGCATTAACGCTAGATACTTTTAACCCAACCATTACATTTAGCGGCACTATAACGGTAACGGAAAGCTTAACGAATTTAGACTTTAGGACTTATCGACCAGCTATACAGGTAGGAGCAAAAGACTACTCGAATATCTTTTACGGTGTGGCGCCTCAGCAAGTTACATTCACAGGTACTAGCGTCTCTAGCACGTTTAGCGGTACAATTAAACAAGCACCGGATTTTTCTGGTATAATTAAAACATCAACATTTAGTGGAGTGTCAAAATAATGGCAGCCGGTGACAGTAAAGTATTTAACGATTTCATGCTTAAATTAGGCGATGGTACATACGACTTAGGGGCTGATGCTTTTGCAATTGGCTTTGTGGCTGATACCTATGCGGCAGTTGACGAGGATGCGACGAACCCAAACATTAGCGGCTTCACTCCGTTAACGGGCGGCAATTTCGTTGCGGCGACAACACTAACAAGTGTGACATGGACAAGGGCGGCGGCGGTAGGTAAGTTTGATTTTGCTGACTTAGCGACTATTTTAAAAGACGCAAGCAACCCGGCAACAATCAGAACCGCATTAATTAAGCATACAGCTACGGGTGATTTGTATAAAGCGATAGACCTAACGGCTGACGCCCCAACATACACACCCATTGACGTTGTGAATAATGACTTTGATTATGCTGTCAACGCTTCAGGCAGTTCAACTATTACGGTGGTTTAATGTTATGACTTGTACTACTACAGATTTTATGTGGGGAAACTCATACCAAGAGATACCCCTAACTGTTTACACAGACGACACTAGAACGGTCGAGGTTGACCCGACGACTTATGTTGAAGCTGAGTATAGGATATACACTAAAGATACATGCGATGTTTTATTCAGCGCATCGTTAGGTGCTGGGCTCGCTGTAGTGGGCACTGACTTGATATTAACAACACAAGAAACGGATATCTCTTTTAGTGGAGATTTCGATCACGTACTAAGAACAGCGCTAGGCGCGGGAGAGTTAGCACCACCTAGTATTGATGGTGCGTTAACAATCTTTGAAGTTTGCGCGGTGACCTAATGGCAGGCGGTAGACCTACAGACTATAATGATGAGCTACTACAAAATGCTCAGGACTACATTGATAATTGCCCTGACGTGGTACACTCAGTGGTCGGTTTATGTCTACACATCGGCATTGCAAAGTCAACTTGTTACCGGTGGATAGAGGAAGGAAACGCCCAGTTTAAGGACATCGTTGATACAGTTAGCGCTTTACAAGAGCAAAAGTTAGTTTGTAATGGCCTTACAAATGACTTTAACGCATCTATCACAAAGCTAATGTTAACTAAGCACGGGTACACTGATAAAGTTGAGACTGATGTGACGACGGGCGGAAAAGCTCTTAACACTTGGGTTATTAATCCAGTAACAACTAATAAGGAGTGAGTAACATGATTCCATGTAGCGATAGATTTAGACTCAGATTTACCCTCAGCCTCTCATCTAGATATAGGGATTTGGATGCATTCTTAAAAAGAATAGAGATTTACGCAAAGGAATTTATCACCCCTGCGGATTCGTTTAAATTAAGATATAAAGATACTGTCATTCTTGTAGATAAAGGGGTTTTGGTTAATTGCTTTAGGCTGCCGCGTGGCTAACATAGACCTCCGCATCACAGATAAAATAGCATGGTTACTTAGCAAGCCTAAGCGTATTAAGATTGCAGTAGGCGGTCGAGGCTCGGCTAAATCAATCGGTGTTGGTGATGTCATGTTAATGCTATGCGACTCAGGCGAGAGAATATGCTGCACTAGGGAGTTTCAAAATACCATTGATGACTCAGTACATGAAAGCTTAAAGCAAGAGATTGACAGACTGGGCGTTGAGGGAATAGTAACAACAAATAACAATATATGTTCAGCGGCAGGCGGTGAGATATTTTACAAAGGTCTAGCCAGAAACATAACCAGCATTAAGTCATTAGCTGGTGTCAATCGTTTATGGATTGAAGAGGGTGAGTCAATATCCGCAAAGAGTTTAAAGGTTCTAACGCCATCAATCAGGAGTAGCGCAGGCAGTGAAGGTGAAGCGCCAGAGATTTGGATCACAATGAACCGTGGAAGTTCTGAAGATGCAGTGGCCAAGAAGTATCTAAGTCGGGCAGAAGAGGAGCTGGCACGAACAGGCTATTACGAGGATGACTTGATAATGGTAGTAGAGGTCAATCATTCTGACAACCCGTGGTTCCCGCCTGAACTGGAGCAGGAAAGGGCAGATGATAAAGCCAATCTAAGTGATGACGAATACGATCACATATGGGGTGGTCAGTATAACGATACGGTAGATAACGCCATTATTAAGAAGGCATGGTTTGATGCTGCTATTGATGCTCATATTAAGCTTGGTATAACGCCAGCAGGCGCAACAGTCGCGAGCTTTGACCCAGCAGACCAAGGCGGAGACTCCAAAGGCTACGCTCAGCGCAAGGGAATACTCTATGAGGATGTAACAGAGCTTGTAGCGGCCAATGGTAATATTGCTTGTGATATGGCTACATCAAGAGCTATACAAGCCAACACAGACTTATTTGTATGGGATGGTGACGGTATGGGTGCGTTATTGCGTGAACAAATAGCCACATCATTCAAGGGCATTAAGTGTGAGCTTAGAATGTATCGAGGCAGTAACGAGGTTGAAGACAAGAAGGCTAAATATGCCGGACTTCACGCGTTAGGCACAAAAGATAAGCCAAAATCTAACGCCGATATGTTCTTTAATAAACGCTCACAGTATTACACTAAATTGGCGCAGAGATTTTATAACACTTATGAGGCGGTGGTTAATGGTAAATACACTGACCCTGACACAATTATAAGTATTAGCTCAGATATTGAATTGCTAAGCAAGTTACGAGCCGAGGTTTGCAGGCTACCAAGAAAGCCTAACGGGGCTGGGAAAATACAGCTAATGAGTAAGAAAGAAATGAAAGACAAGTATCAAATCGAGTCTCCCGGTATGGCTGACTGCCTAGCTATGGGTGAGGAATTGCCAGCGCTTATGACTAAAGCCCCTGAATTAGAGTTTGAATCATTATGGAATTAGATTACGAAGACATTAACACAGTTCTAGTTGCACTAGCTGAAGCGCAAGACGTAGAGGAAGATATGCGCGAGGCTACACGCGAGTCACATCACTTTATCGATAAGCGGGACGGACAGTGGGAGCCTGATATTATTCACAGAATGAAGGGTCGCCCACGTTATACGTTTGATAAGTGTAATCCTATTGTTGACCAGATAGCCGGAGAGCTTGAGCAGGCAGACTTTAGTATCAAGGTTAGGCCATCGGGTGGAGAGGCATCCAAAGACACAGCTAAGACACTTGACGGGCTTATTCGTAACATCCGGAACATATCCAACGGCGACCATGTGTTTAATGCTGCTGGTCGCTCAATGATAACAGGCGGCTTTGATTGCTGGGAGATTGTTCAAGATTGGGTTGACGCTGATACATTCGACCAAGACCTGTTTATCCGTAAAGTACCTAACGCAGTTGATCGAGTATGGTTCGATATCGGCTCTGAGATGCAAGATAGAAGTGACGCCAATCATTGTTGGGTGCTTCAAGGGTTAACACGAAAAGAGTACGAAGATAAATTTCCTGAAGGCTCTGGCCTGTCGGTAGGTGATGACCGAAGCGATGAAGTTTACTATCTAAAACCTGATTTAATTATGGTTGGCCGCATACTGTACAAGAAGCCCGTTAAAATTGAGATAGTCAGAACTTCTGACGGTAAGGTGTACAACTCTGAGCAATATGACATCGTTAAGGATGAGCTAGCATTAGCTGGAATAACGGAAGAAAAACGCAGGGTTAGGGATAGTTGGCGTGTATATTCTCGCTTGTTTGATGGGCAAAGCTGGCTTAAACCAGAAGAAGAAACAGTGTTTGATTACCTGCCAGTGATACCCACATACGGAAACTTCAAAGTATCTGAGAATAAAGTTATCTACCGCGGCG